ACTTGTAGTGTAGAAGCCATATCTACAGCTCCGTCTATATCTACTGCGTCTAAATTAGTAGTACCATCAACATCTAAATCACCATTAAAGTCAGCGTTTCCTCCTAATGTTAATGTAGTAGCCATGTCAACTGCACCATCAATGTCCACGACATCAAGGTTAGTAGTACCATCTACGTCTAAGTCTCCGTTAAAATCTACATTACCTGCAACTGTAAGAGTTGTAGCCATATCTACAGCTCCGTCAATGTCTACAACATCTAAGTTAGTTGTTCCATCTACGTCTATATCACCTGAGATATCTAAAGCTGTACCAATAAGAGTTTGTGTTAATGTTATTTGACCATTAGCAGCAATAGTCATAGCATCTACATCTGAAGCAGAGCCTATTGTTTTACCATCGCCAATAATAATATCATCATTAAAAGTTGCTGTTTGTGCAAAAGTAACACTACCTCCATCTGCTATAGTCATAGCATCATCACCATCTGTATATTCAATTAGTGGTGTTTGGATAGAAGAACTAGTTTCGATAATACCGCTTGTTTGTAAGTTTAATAAAGCAAAAGCATCTACAACTGCTGCTCCTGAACCTGCTCCATCTGAATAAACTACTTTTGTTTTACCACTAGGTATAGTTACAGTAGCACCAGAGCCTTGTTTTATCGTTATTGATTGTGAGCCAGAAGTAGCATTTTCTATAATCCATATCTTAGATACTGTATTAGGTGCAATAGTAAGTGTTCTAGTAGCTGTTAAGCTAGCACCAGAAGTTACTTTTAAATATAAACTTCTTGCTGGGTCTGTAGAACCATCAGCTATAGTTGTTGTAGCATTTGCATCTGAACTAAAAGACGCTTCTGTGCCATAACTAAAAGCTTCTGCAATTAGTTCTAAATTGGTATTTGTAGAAGTACCCCAGGTTCCTGCTTCATCACCTGTTGCAATTTCTTTTAATCTTAAATCATTTACATAAGTTGCCATATATATTTCCTATGTTAAGCCACCTCTTCCCAATCAGGAGTTTGAGATGTATTTATATTACTATAATTTGGTGTTTGTGTTGTTGTAATTCCTTGATAATTTGCTGTTTGAGATGTATCTATAAGACCCCAAACATTTACCCCTTGTATACCACCTATAGCTGTTAATCCTTCAACAACTACTAAAGATTTACATATAGTTGTTACAGAACCTAAACTTGTTGTTCCAGTTTCACCTGTTACTGAAATATTATTATCTGAAGTTGTAGTAACTGTTCCTAAAGAACTTGTTATCGATATTCCTGTTGGTAATACTACAGCACTTGCAGTTACAATTTCATCACCAACTTCTAATGTTGATGCTACTGCTGATACACCTGTTACTGCTGCACCTGATGTAATTGCATTACCTAATGCTGAAGTACCAGCATTACCTGTAACAGAAGTATTTGAATCTGCTGATACAGTTTCATCTCCTAGTGTGCCTGTTCCAGATAAACCAGTTAATGTTGTATTTGCATCTGCTACTATGGTTTCATTACCTAATGCAGATGTAGCACTTAATCCTGTTACTACAACTAAAGCTGTAGCTACAACAGTTTCATTACCAAGAGTTGCTGTTCCAGAAACTCCAGTAACTTCGACTGGTATTGGGTTAGACCATCCATCTTGACCCCAGGTACCTCTACCCCAGCCGTTTACTATAGCCATTTTTAGGCTATTCTAATAATTGCGTTTGATGCGTCTGCTGCTGGAAATTGAATAGTAAAGTCACCATTGGTTGATGTTTTATCACCACCAAAATCTAATACACATACTGATGGGTCACTTGATGCAGCTTCATTATAAATTAATGCACCTCTAGCTGTTATAGTAGCTGTGCTAAATGTTAAATCATTAAAATCAGTTAATGCTGTTGTACCAGATGTTGTAGGTGTTACGCTTGTTAAAAACGCACCTTTTGCTGTATATCCTGTACCACTTGCTTCATTACTTGAAGTATATGCAGTAGTAGACGCACCTAAAGAAGCACTACTTGTATAAAGTGCTAACTTAAATTGGTCACTTGCTGCGGTAAAATTATGAACACCTTTTAAAATTTCTGCTTTAAATGATGTACACATTGCTTGCGATATTGCCATTATAGTCTCCTAATAATATTAGCCATTTCTTTATGACCTTGTTTTTCTAATAAACCTGCTACTGTTGCTCTATCACTTGCAATAGCTTGTTTTAAATATAATAAAATAACTTGTTGTATTGTATCTTTAAATGCTTCTGCTTGGGCTTTTACCATAGGGTCTGCATTATCACTTATACTTACAATTTTATTTACTATTCTTTCAGTCCAATATTCAGGACTTAAACCTTTGTTATTTGTTGTTTCAACACTAACTGTTCCTAATGTTGGTTTTACATCTACACTAAACATTATGTTACCTGTTGTCTTACTGGACCAGTTCTGTAATTATCTTTAGTATTTTTACCTTCACCAAGATTTTTAAGTCTAGAAATAGCTTCTTGAAACCTTTTATCATAGTTAGCCATAACATCAGCTTCTCCTTTCATAAAAGTATAAGCTTCAACTAATGAACCATATAATAAACAATCTGGTGCATTTGTTCCTAACCAACTTGTACCATCACCTGATGTTGTTATAGAAGTTGGTTTATATTCATAATGCAATTCTACTGTAAGATTACTATTAGGTGTAGGAGCTACAATAAAACTATCTTCATCAAATCTTGCATAATATTTAGGAATACCTGTTGTAGTTCTATCAGGATAAGCTTCTCTTATAAAAGCTACATCTTTATATAACAAATATTCATAACCACTATTATCTACTGCTAAAGTATGTGATGCTAAAAAATCAGTTGGACATGATAAATACTCATTACCACTAGTTAAACTGCCAGAAACATTTTTTCTAAAAAAAGGTAATGATACTAATTTTTGTATTCTATCTTCTGTATTAACAATAAATTCATCAAGATTATCTACAAAAGTAGATTCAGTATTATTTGTATAATCCTGTATTGTTGATTTTAATGTTGTATATGTCCAAGCCATTATTCTGTACTCACTTTAACTGTTCCTACCTCTACTTTAGATAATATTCCTGTACCTGATACAGGTTTAAATCCAAAATATTGAGTAGATGATGTTCTTCCTCTATCTGGTCTTGGATTAAATAATGATTGATTATCTGCTGTATCTAACTCACCTAATTTATATTGTGGGTGGTCAACATCAAAACAACTAGAACATACCCTTAATCCATTACGAATACCATCTTCTATTTCGTATTGTAAATCGTTTAGCTTATAAGTAAAACCACATCTATCGCAGTCTCCTAAAGCTTTTTTGCCTATTGCGTAACTCATCTATAAGCATTTGTATCAGGAACAAATTTAACTGGTGCTCGTTCTCTATCGGCATCACTTACATCATTCCATAGTTCATCATACCTTTGTTTAATCATAGGTACTCTATTTTGTGCTTCTGGTATTTTACAAGCTAAGTTATAAGCTAGTGCATATGTGAGACATGGTAAATATCTATTAGGAACATCTGCATTATTGCTTGCAACATTACCTGCATCTTCAATTCTTTTTATATAATCATATACTAATGTATATGTTTCAGCAGAGTCAGGTGTTGCCCATAAAACAATATTGTTAGAGCTAGTACCTTTATCTATGAAAAACTGTGTAGGTTTTGATTGTAATAGTTTTACTGCTTGATGATTATATTGCGTTCTAGAAATTCTATTTAATCTTTGGTCAAATTGATTACTTGTATCTCCTGCATCAGTTCTAATAAAAGCATCTACTACTTCTAATGCACTTGATTCTAATGCGTATGTATTAGTGCCAGCAGTTAAAGTTTGTGATGCTTGTTCAATCTTCCAAAGATTTAAACCTTTATTCTGCCATTCTAAAAATATTAAATTAAGAGCCCTTTTAGCTCCTTTATAGTCATAGCCAGAACGTAATTCACTACCGCATAAATCATAGGCTTCTTCCATGATATCGGCTAAATCTAATGTAAATGCTGTAGTACCACTTGTTGCCATTATTAATTCCTAATTAACACTTCCACCTTCTACGAGCCTGTCTTATTCTTGAGTTAGGGTCGTTTCTAGTTTTTGCTGAACTTCTTTTTAATTGTCCTAAAGACCTTGCACAGTAAGACTTTCTGCGTTTTGCAGCCTTACTTCCTTTTTTTACTTTGCCTGTTACTGCTGTTTTTAACTTAGAGCCAGGGTTTAATCTTCTATAAGCTTTAACCCCAGCTTTAGTCATACCAGCTCCAGACTTTGTAGGTCTAAAGTTTTTTTTATTCCTAGCGGGCATTTTTGCCCTTTTACGCATAGACATTTATCTGCCTAAGACTTACCGCCTCTAGACATATATTTAGTAGATTTACCACCACCAGCAGCACCTTTAGCTCTTTTCTTTTTAACTCCTGGTTCTGAAGTCATACCACCGCCAAACATTCTTTTTACATAATCTTTATGTTGTTCAACTTGTGACATTTTGCCAACTTCAGTTACACCACCAGTTTTTTTATATTTGCTAGTTTTGCCACCGCCTGCCATATATTTAGATTTTTTCATAATTCACCTATTTTTTTGATTTTTTTGCTGCAGCTTTTTTCTTAGCTGGAGCTTTCTTTTTAACTGGTTTTTTACCGCCAACATAAGCTTCATTAATATTAGGTGTTGATGGGTCATCTCCTACAAGTTGACCTTTAGCATTTCTTGCTCTCTCACCATTCATCTCTGCACACTTACGTTCTGCATCTTGTAAGTCTGGGTCTGGACCAAATACAGGTCTGTAGATACCATCTGCATCAAGATGTAAAACTTTATATTGTGCTGGAAATTCACCAGTTTCTGATATTACATATTTTTTTGCCATAATTAATTCCTATTAATCAGAATATACTTTGACCATTTCTAAAGTAACGGAATAAGTATCTCCTGAAGAGTGACCTTTAGTAGTAAACAAGATGTCTCCTGTTTTACCACTACCTGCGTTATTTGGTAAACCACCAAAGTCTTTAAAGTCCATATGTCCATTGCTACTTTCAGCAAGTTCCATTAATAAAACATTAGATGAAGCATCTAAAAACATTTGAACAGACATACCCACGATAGCATGACTAACTCGCATAACTCTAACTTCTGAACAGGCTACACCTGCTGCATTAGAAGCCAAAGCAGATACATCTACCTTGGCT